GACAGGTAAGAACTTTTTGCCCACACCCTCGACCTGAGAGCCGACCGTCTGGAGCTTTTCCCCCACCGCATCGATCTTGGCAAGGGTCGTATTGGTTACCGCCGCCTGTTCCTGCAGGGATTTGAGGTTCTGCTCCGTCTCCACGATCTCACGCTGGAGTGCATCGTACTGGTCCTGTGTGATCTTGCCATCCGCAAGCTGCTGGTTGGCCTGTTCTGCCGCCGTCTTTAAGGTGGTGAGCTTCTCCTTGGTGGCTTCGATGGCTTCCTTCAGCATCTTCTGCTTCTGGGTGACAGCCTCGGTGTTGGAGGGGTCCAGTTTCAGGAGCTTGTTAACATCCTTGAGCCCAGCCTGCGTTGTTTTAATGGACTTGTTAACGCCTTCCAGTGCCTTGGATAATTTTGTAGTATCGCCGCCGATCTCAACGGTAATGCCTGCGATTCTGGATGCCATGCGGATAACCACCTCCTTCGGGGTATAAGTAAAGGCCCATCCGCACAAGGCGAATAGGCCGAGAGAAATATGATACTCGTAGGAAAGTAACTCGTGAGTTACTTCTTATGGGGGCTTAAAAATTTACAATTCTATCGTTGATATGAGCCGGAAAAAGAGCTATACTTAAATTGAGAAATTGTACTCAAAGGAGGTACGCCCTATGAGTGAACATCAAATTGACATTGCGGATATGCAGTGCTGGGTTTTCCGTATGGCTCAAGCCAAGTGGAAAAAGTCTCCCGAAGCCTGCACGAAGATATTTCAGGATAATGATGTGTTTGGATTTATTGCCAGATGCTATGATTTTCTCCATTTGAGCAGCTATGAGTGCGCCTTGGACGATGTCGAGGAAATGCTTAAGAATCGAGGTGTTTCCGTATGCTGACATTAACAAATGGAATGCTCCTCTATCACGGTAGTTTCACACAGGTGTCCGAAATCGATCTTAACAAATGCAAGCAAGGAAAAGATTTCGGACGCGGTTTCTACGTCACAAGCTCCTACAAGCAGGCTCAAGGTTTTGTTCCGCTGTCTGTGAACAAACAAGTCAACGAGGAAAGACTGCCTACTGGCACAACGATTGGTTACATTTCTGTTTTCAAACTTCATATGAATCCTGACATTGCTATTCACTTATTCAACGCTGCGGATAGGAATTGGCTGCATTTTGTGGCTTCAAACCGTAGAAGAACATTGTTCCCGGATGTCCGGGAACGGTATGCCAAGTTTGATATCATCGGTGGGAAAATAGCCGATGATCAAACTGCTCGTACCTTGCAGCTTTACACCACGCGCGCTTATGGCGAGCCAGGCTCCGAAGACGCCGATAGCTTTGCTATCAAAGCACTACTGCCGAATCGTCTGGAAGACCAGTTCTGTTTCTGCAACGAAAAGGCAATCCAATCCCTCGAATTTGTAAGGAGTGATCTCTATGACTTCAAGCACCTATAATATCAGCGATGAACAGCGCGAAACCTGTGCTGTAAACGTCATGCGTGCAATGCTCGAAGATTACTGCACCGAAACAGGTGTTCCCTTCAATCAGGCTTTCTTTGAGTTTTCGAGCTCTCCTGCTTATAAGGAACTGTTCGATTACTCCACTGGTCTTTGGATGGAGGGCCCGGATTATCTCCGCAATGTCTTTGAAGATACTCGCAAGCCCACCGATTCTGCTTCTGCATAGGAGTTCCGCATGACCGAAAGAGAAATTGACATAGCAGATATGCAATGCTGGGTTTTTCGCATAGCACAGACCAGATGGCATATTTCACCTATCGAATGTGCTGAACTATTCAAAAAGTACGATATACTCGGATATATTTCCGAATGTTACGACTTGCTCTGTACATACAGCTATTATCATGTTGTTGATGACGCTGAATTAATTTTGGCCAGTCACAATGTCTTTATAAACGATATCAATTCTCTAAAACAAACTGCGTCTCCCTTTATTTCCGAAGAAGAGTTGTTTCGACGTCTCGGTATCACTGAAGATGACCTTGTTGGTTTTGATGATGTTGAAATCGAATAGGACTGTCTATCACAGTATTTTCCCGCCCAGCATTCGCTGGACGGGATTTTTCTTTATCCTCACAAACTTTCGTGCTTATTTTGCAATCAATATAAGCACGAAAGTTTGGTTAGAACCGGTCAAAGTCAGCCTGCGATGCCAGCTCCTGATACGGATACTCATCGTTCTGCCGCTCTGTGAACATGTCATTGACCAACCCGATGGTCAGCAAGTCGAGGTCGGCTATGCTGATGCCGAGCTGCACACAGCGCAGCATGAAGAGCGGGGTGGTCATTACCCGCTCACTTTTGCGAGGTTTTTTCTTGCCTCTACCTCCGTCTGCACGTTCAGACCCCACAGTTCAATCAACTGAGGCAGAATCTGATAGATGGAGAAGGTGTTGAAGTTCTCCAGCCACTCATCCGGGGTGTCCGGCACCTGATCCGGATGGGCATGCTTCGCCATAATATAGGCAATATTCTCGAACATCTCCAGACTGAACAGGTCAAGGCTGGAGCTCTCCTCGTTGCCGTCATCCACGCTTTTTTCAAGGGATCTCAGATCCTTGTAGATGTCCCGGCCAAACTTAATGCGGTACAAGCGCGGCACGGCTGCGCTGGCTCGGAACTCCACCATCTGACCATCGATCTCGATTTTCTTCGTAACTGCCATAGTCTTTATCCTCCATTTCATGTAGAAAGGGCAGAGCCTCCGCCCTGTCCTCGGTTCGTGTACTTGCTTACTCTGCCGGGTCGATGCTGACCAGTGCATTGCCGCCGCTGACGGTGGGCAGCTTGCCGTCCCATTTCTGGATCTTCTGGTACTCGATCAGAGGCTCCGACAGGCTTTCTGCAATCTTGCGGTTTGCCTCGGCCTGTGCATCTGCAGCAATGGAGGTCTTCTGTGCCTCCGCCTCTGCATTGGTGATCGCCACCTGCTTGTCGGCTTCGGCCTTAGCAATGGCAGCCTCGTTCTCGATCTTCTGCTTATCAGCGTTCTGCTGGGCGATGGACTTCTGCTGAATGGCCGTATTATAGGCTTCCTCAAAATCCATATCGTTGATGACCACCTTATTGATGAACACCGCATCCTCGCCGTACTTCTGGTTCAGGGATTCCGCCAGCTTCTGCTGGGCCAGAGGCTCAATCTTGATGCGGTTGGTCACTTCATTGGGGCCAAGCTCTGCCATCGCGGACTTGATGGCAGAGGCTTCCCCAGTTCTTTCGCCTTGGCGATTTCCTGTGCCATGCCCTCCGACACCGTGTCGCCAAACACCCAAAGCTCATCTGCCTGTTCCAGCCATGACAGGCCAAACTGCATCCCGGCAGCACGTTCTGCTGCTACATCGTCCTTGAGAAAACGAGTGAAGTACAGATGTGGTGCCAGTGGTTGGATGCCCATCATGGCGAGAATTCGGCAGGCTTTGAGTGCCCTCTCGATATTGGAACGCTGCTCCTCTGCCCTGTCTGTCAGCGATACCGCCGTAGGACGGAACGGAGAGCAGACATAGACTTTCTTCGGAGTGGTGTCGCCACCGGGCGGCCGCACCGGGGCCGAACTCTTTAAGGGGTTGCTCTGGGGATTCTTGATGTTACTCATGGGGTGTAACCTCCTTGGATGTATTCGTGAGAGGAAGTCCTCTCATAAAGCGCACGATTTTTTGCCGTTTGGGAGGTACTTTCTTAAAAATACTTTCTGATTTTTTTCAAAGCTCCCTCAAGGCAGTTCCCGACAGAACGGCGAGCAATGCCAAGTTCCTCAGCAATCTCGTACTGGTTCAACCCCTTATAAAAGTAGAGCTGGACGACTTCCTGCTGACGCTCCGTGAGCTTGCTCATGGCGGCATACAGCTTCCGGAGTTCCTCGTCCGCCAGCATCTCAGCGTTTTCTGCCTCCATGAAGTCCACCATAGCGGCATCGCACCAATCTGTGCCATCGCAGGACAGAGCGAACTCCTCGTAGTCACGGCTGATCTTGCTGCGGTTATTCTCCAGTCGGCGTTCGCCCTCCATAACCAGGCGCACAGTCCACTCCGCATCCTCGAACACCTCAGCCGGGACGACCTCATAGGTGCCATCGTTGAAATCATAGCGGTAGTCACCGCAACGGTTCACATCCAGCACGGTGTGTGCATCGTCTGCTTCGTAAACTGCGTAGCCGTTCGTATACGCCGTGATCGTCGCACCGTTCACGGTTGCCCTTGCTGCCACCACCGGATTTGTTTCCATGAGCTGCTTATAGCCGGGAATCTTCTTCTCCAGCACCTTGTCCACGCAGTTCTTCAGCTCACGCAGAGAGATGTGTGCGTTGACTGCCAAGTCCTCGACAGCCTGTGCCACGCTCTCCACTGCCTGCGGTAACGGCTGATGAATCTCCATCACGCCTACGCCGCCATAGATTGCAACTGCACCGTTCATCAGCATGTTAGTCATTTTCTTGTCCTTTCCCCCGGACTCAGGGAGGGAGAAGGATACCGATGACGGAAGCGGAGCAGGGCTCACATTCTGAGCTGGGACTGCCTGCAAAATGCAAAAAGCCCGATTCCAGAGATGGGAGGTACACCCATAGACCGGCTGTTTCACCTCCAGCAGATGATATCTGCCAGCTGGTAAAACTCCGTTATGGTATCCTTCGCCTTCTCTAGAATCGGGCTTACGATATTTTTTTGTGTTCTTGGGTCTGTCCTTTTGGGCTCGTCCCTTGAACTGACTACATGATAGCTGAAGACTGATCAAATCACCAGCTCACTAAGTGAGCTCTAAAAAGCAGCACGAAAACCATCGATATTCCGTTCTTCTGCAAAGCTTGAGGTCATTTTTGATGGCTTTACAGCACGGTTTTTCGCCCTTTTACTGCCATTTAGAGCTCACTTTCTGAGCCCTAACCTCAGAAAAAATTTCAAAAAAAGAGGCGACCAGACCATTTTGCGGTCCAATCGCCTCATGGGTATTCTGTTGTAGGTACTTTAGCAGGCAGTTTTGAGTGGAGCGCATCCACATGCCGCAAGGTAGACATTGACTTGCTCGATACCGTCTTTGTAATGGCTCGTCAGAATCATCTGATAGACGGTATTCCTTTGATTGTTGAAGTCCAGTGTGATTCCACACATTCTCAATAAATCACTGCTGACCATTGGTGGAAGACGCAACGCCACCGAAATGGCAACGATTTGTTCTGCGCTTGCCTCCTGACCTGCGCGAAGCCGCTTCACTGTGGACACAGAGAGTCCAGACTCCGACTCCATCTGCTCTACAGACATATCCCGGTCATTCATCAACAGCTTCAGAGCATCTCCAAACTCCAGACCTGCGATCAGCTCTCGTATTGACAAAGACCACTGAACCTCAGCGACAAACTCATCCGGAGCAACAAACTCCTGCTCAGCAGTATTCTGCGACAACTGGCGGCAAACCGAGTTGGCATTAACAGCCGCCACTTTAGGCTCGATATTCTTATGTACAGCAGATGCCACCTCGGTTCACCCCCTTCCATACTGCAAATGCAAACAAAAAAAGACCGGAGCTGCTAAGACTCAGTGACTTGATAAAAGTACACTATCCTAGCTTCTCCGGTCTTTGTATATACAAAGATTCCGATTGCGAAGTCAGATCGAATTGAAAATATAGTCCAATTCTCGAATGAGCATACTTATCCCCTTACATAATTTATAAAAGCATTCTTGTTTTCGAGTTTATCTACTCAGAGTTCTATTGCGCTGTTAAAAAAATTCGTTTCTACTGCTTTTCTAATTATGTACTTTGGATCTGTACGCCTTAAATCAAGAAATTTGTTTCAGCTTTTACCAATCAAACACATATCTTTGCTGAAACAATTAGGCTGTCTATACTAATCAATTCAGAGCCTTATATACCTCGCATTTTCGGTTATCCTTTCTGTCCAATTTTGTCGTATTGCATTTACACTATGGAATAAAGATGATGGGTTAAGTCCTCCTTTTGGCCTAAATCCCATGATGATTATAGCACCAAAATTATCCAGCGTAAATACCATTTCGACATCTTTGGACAGAATACCAAACCCGGAGTTCTGTTTTTGTGCAAGTTCACTCGTGCGCCCCTATAAACGAAAAAAGCCGGAATAGACTCCTTAAAATCCGAAATTTTTCAGATTTCTTTGAAGTCTACCCCGGCTTACTACGCATTCGAGCAGCACCAAACAGGCAGCAGTTTAGTTTTTGACTGGCTCACACGATTCCGATGAGCCAAGTGTGCTAATTCACATCCGCTTCTTCTCATTCTCGTCCTCAAACTTGAGGCAGGGTCCAACGCAGCACTGGGCTGCCAAATCATCTAAGTACTCATAGGCTTGTACCTTTCCATTCTTCACATACGCCACCGCTTTACGGCCATTGACCATTGCCCGGATTGCAAGTAGCATCCGTTTACCTTTGGTCGCATAAATGCCATAATCCACACTCATGTTTCCCTGCCTCCTATCCCAATTTAGTCGTTTCTAAAGATTGATACCTCTGTTCCATCAACTCTTGGAATGCAGAATTCCTCCACAACGCATCGACTTTGTGCGTTTATCAAAATCACAGAAAAACAGTCCCGAACCTTTATACCTGAATACACCTTGACCGCCTGCTGAAACATATCTTTATGGTCTACAACAACTGATATCTTTACACCTGCATCCTTTGGGCTATTCATGTAAGCTAGTGCAAATAGTTTTTCTAGTGCCTTATATGCGGCGGCTACTTTACCAGTGTGATACGACTTACAATCGAAGAGCCATGTGTCGATGCCGTAGCTTTTTAACGCATCTGTTTTTATTGCATAATCACCGTAATAGCGTTTCAATGAGGACCAGTAGGCTTTTTCAGACGTAATAAGCTCAACCGTATATCCATTTAATATAATTTCATTTAAAATTATTTGCCTACTTGTTTCCACCATTCGCATTTCATAATCAGCAATATTATACGTTTGGCAGAAGGCCTGTTTGTTTAGGTGACTAAGATGACCAAACTTGTTTGTTGTCACTATAGCCTTACCGGAATGTTTCGCCTCTTGCTCGCCTTCATTCATACTACCAGCATCTTCTATAGGTCTACCTGTTATATCGGGCACCAGTTTCACCATACCGTTAGCGGCAAGCAATGCTTCGAGGGTAACGCCACTCTCTGCTGCGGCATTCTCGGAAATTGCAAGAATTACTTCATCAGAGCATACGGTTTCCATTTTCATATTTATAATACGAGAAATGGTAGAAGTGTTCACCCCACATTTGTTAGCAAACTTCTTCATCGTCATATTTCCCTTGGCTGCCAAAACTAATTGGCTCAGTGCCTCTGCATCAGCCCTTTTAGATCTGGCATATTCCGGAAATAGATTCACTGCCTTTTTCCTTCCCACTTTATCACCACCTTTAAATCTATTATATTTGAAAATTGCATACCTGTCAATGCTATGCAATCAATTAAATGCTTTGCATTTCATAGAATTATGCAAATATATATTTTTTGCTTGACAACTTGCGTGTTGTGAACTACTATTTCTGCGATGTCTGCCATTACTGCTTTGAGGCAGAGTCGCTGCTCGACCGTTGCCCAGACTGCGGCAAAACGGACTACCAGAACAGACCTGCCATCCGCCCGGCAACCGAAAAAGAAGTACAGGATCTTCTCCGAGCCCGGGATGAGGAATGGGAATAACCATAAATGTAAATGAGCCGTGTGTTCAACTCCTTACCGGAGAAGGACACACGGCTCATCATTTTTGACTTAGAAGCTCAGAATGCTCGACAATCTTATGCCGCCACTTGGGACAGTAAATCAGACCCTCTTTCTTTCAAATAGTCGTTCACCTCATCAACCGACCTCATATACATACAGCTAAGAACCATTAAATATGCTTGCTGCTCTCTGGTCGCAGCCAAGCTAAAACCCGCTTTTGCTATGAGTTCAAATGAAAGCCACGGAGGAAGGTGCATGGCAACACACAGAGCCACCACGTTTTTCTCAGAAAAACTTTTAACCTTTCCGTTTCTGTAGCGACCAATCGTTGACTCTGATACCTTTGATTCAAAAGCCAGAGCCTCTTGCGTAAATCCGAAACGTGTCATCACATACCGTAGTGCTTCTGGAAAACAAGCAGGCATATTCACTAACACCCTATTTACCTCTTCAGCCCTTTCTTTCTCAGACAGCTTACGCTTCGGGTCTATAATGTGATAGTAGTTTTCAATCTCTATTGGATTTTTCTCAGCATGCGAGGGCATCCAAATCCCTCCCACGTCCAAAACTACTCAAGGTAGCCTCAAACGTGGGCGGAACAGGCAGTGCGATGCTCATTGGGTTAAGTGATGTGCTCGCCAGTGTTCGACTGCTGTTTTTTATCCTGCAAAGCCAAAGCGTGTGCAGCTTCGCTGGAACTTTATTGCTTTTCATCTTCTTTAGGAGTTTGATGTACTTCCGCATCCGCTCCAACTCCGCAATTCTTTCATAAAGCCACTGAGAATGCGGAAAATCTTCAAGCGAGTTATCACCCAAATCCAACAACTGTTGAATTTCCTTGGTGATTCGGGTGTTCATCCGATTCAATGTTGCTTTTGAAGCCTTTGTGATAGCTTCAACAATCTTATCAATATTGAACACGAATTTCTCGCTATGACAAATGATGTACATCTGCACATTCACCTGCCCTTTACAAGTAGTACGGTAAACTGCCGTTTCTATTATATCACATTAAGTCTTAAAACCATATAGGATTTCCAATAATAGTAAAAGCCGTGTGTTCAAATGCTCCACAAGGAGACGAACACACGGCATATTACTTTATTTCAGCTTTTCAAGAATCTCATCTGCGGTCATACCGCTTGCCAGCAGTTTCTTCAGCACAGTTTCGGCCTCGACCTTCTTAGCAGCTTCGGCGGCCTTCGCCTCAGCAGCAGCCTTCTTGGCCTCCAGCTTGGTCAGTTCCTTCTGGGCAGCCTTGAGCGCAGTCTTCTTCTCTTTTAGGTCAGCTTTTAAAGTGTCGATGTTGGCAGTGATGGAAGTGATTTCTGAAGTGAGGGAAACGATAGATTCCTTCTTCTCTGTAATTTGGGATGCGAAATCGTTAGTAGCCTTCGGTTTGTTTTTGCTACCTTTGGTTCTGGGCATAAGATATCCGCCTTTCTTTATTAATTTATCTTCTTTCCCTCATCATCGTCATATAAATCATATGGCGAGTCAAATTTGGAAGGACGGATGCGATGTTCTAACCCATCTAATATAAACAACTTGCTCTCAATTTCTGGAAAGCTATTTTCCTCATTAGCATCATGAATATACAACTTTTTCGCATAGAGCATCTCAACACAGAACAAAGCCGCCATTGCATCAAGAGCATTTTTCAGTGACGCTTCCTTGTAATTTGAAATCCTATCATGCTTTATAGAATTATAGGCTTTCCAAAATGCAAGTGTTTCTCCCGGTGCGGTGTTATTCCATCCATCGAACGGTGTGAGCCGAACATCACCAGCTATCACTATGGACGCAATAATATTATTATAATTTGATGTGTAATAGTTATAGTAATCGCAAATCGATGTGCGATCCACATTTTGCAAACCACATATCTCCCGTGACACATTATCAAATTCTGATCCAATCTGGAGAATGAGCTTTTCAATTCTTCTTGAATATGTAGAATAATTAGCACTGTCAAGTTCCACATATTCAAGCACTGTACGGAATTCACTTTCCAGCCAGAGATAGTGCTGCCAGAAGTTAAGCTCGAATTCTTTTTTCGTCACTCTAGTATCCCTTTCCAGAAATATTTCTTTATCTATACCCGACTCTGCATCTCAGCCACATTCTAATGCGTTGCCTGCCGCCCACCGCGTAGAGGTGTGCAAAGTTTCGAGCGACAAAGCTGTGAGCATCCATAACGAATGACTCTCACAGCTCAAATATATACTATATAGGTCTCGTTTTCAAGGATAACGAAGAAAATTAGACATGTATACTTCCTTATGCTCTATTTTTCAAGCTCATTTTTCTGCTCAACCACACCCATGCTGTCAGCACACCAATCCATCCACCCATCGTATTACCGAACACATCATCGAACTCTGCGATGCCAAGTCCCGTAACATACTGGGTCGTTTCGATTGCCACAGACATCACAAAAGGAATCTGCAACACCCATTTCTTCTGAAACCACCTATACAGCCCCGTTCCAAGTGGAATGAACAGCCAGATGTTATTGATGACCCCCACTCTTACAGATTGCTCAGTCAGAAAACGATCTGCATAGGAGAACAAAACAAAGTTTGTCCTTGCATCCCCGGCCTCACGGAACATCAGGGTTTCATATAGAATGAACGCAATATACGCTGCCGTCAAGAGAACACTCATTTTTTTCGGCAACACCAGTATCAGCAAGCAGATAACGCATCCGAAAATGACAACCATAAATGGGAGTCCATTCAGAACATTGTCTACGCACAGCATAACACGACCGTTTTTGTCAAGCAGAAGATTCACCTTTCCGCTGCGCTTAATGCCATACTGCCCTTTGGATAAGGCCATCGGGTTACTATCAGCATCAAAATACATATCGATGTCCGCTGTACCATCCCGGTGGTAAGTACGCTTCAGAACCGTATAGCCAGCAGTCGTTGGTGCCGGATTGCCATCTGCACCGAGATAAGTTATCTGGCTGATACGACCTTGTTCGTCTCGCTGATATAGCTCGCCATACTGGCCAAGAGAAGATTTCACAGGGTTTTCTCCTGTGTCAAAGTATCGTTCGCCAATAACGGTTTCTTCTGAATCACGCAGATACGTCTTGACGGCATAACCAGATGTGCAGATAACAGGCTGTCCATTTTCACCGAGATAAGTGATGCCACAATTTTTTCCTTGCTCATCATACTCTCGGTACAAACCGTAATAGCCGCCTGTGCATCGGACTGGCTGCATATTTAGGTCGTAGTAGAAATCGTCCGTTGCTTTTCCATCCACCAGTGTTCTCACAATGGCGGAATAACCTGCGCCTAGCATCATTGGTTGCTTATCTGCGCCAAGATACCTGATTACAACATTTTCACTGTTATATTCATATGAGATGCCATAGTAATCGCCATACCGTTCCACTGGGTTTCCAGCAGCATCGAGGTAAAACTCTTCTGTAACCTGCCCATTTGCATTCCGCGTTCTCTGTACTGTCGCATAACCCATGTCAATGGCATCTGTGATAACCCCGTCAGAGTTCACATAACTCGCGTTCGTTACGTTTTCCTCCACGGTCTCCTTCACTTCAAGATTCGAAGACGTGAAGCCGGAATCATGATCAACCGAGGCATATGGCAATAAAAACAAGATTGAAGCCACGACAAAAGCAAGTAACAGCGCATGAACACTTTTCTGTTTCAGCTTTGCGTTCAAACTCCATAACCCCGGCTCTTGATGGTCTCCACAACCTGAGACACATACTTCTGGCAGGTATCATGATCAGGTGCCTCGACCATCACACGCACAACAGGCTCCGTACCAGATTCACGGACAAGGATACGGCCGGTGTCACCCAGTGCCTCGGCTACGGCCTTGACTGCTGCCTGCACTGCTTCGTCATCCTGTGCGGCCTTTTTATCGGTCACACGAACATTCTCCAACACCTGCGG